TCGTAATATGCGTTTTGTTTTTCTTGACGTTTAATATCTTTATGATGCCATAAAAATAATTCAGCTGGAATGTATGAAAGAGTCTTATATCCTTCAAGTACTTCGTGTACTTTATTTTTCCATCTGATAGTGCCATCGTTTTTGAATATACGATGTTGCCAATCAGGAAAATTGATTAGATCTTTATTATCAATTTTTTGTACATTCCATCCCCATTTTTGAATATGTTCTGGAGTTAATCCGTCAACTGTATTACGTCTTGAGATATAAAATGATTCTGCTAATCCTTTATTTGATTCAAGCATAGGAATTAAATATACCCAAAATTCATCTGATGGTAATTCATCAGCATCAATCTGAACAATATAATCACCTGAAGCGTATTTTAAAAAGTTATTTTTAAATGAAGCAAAATCATTATTTAATGAAGCCGGATACCAAGCAATATCTTTAGAAGCAACTGTTAGTGCTCTTAAATACTCTTCTACTTGTTTAGTACCATTATCTTGATCAAACAGGATGAGTATTTCATCTTCTACTTGTTTATGTTCTAATATATTAGAAACTAATGTTTGCAACTCATTCAATTCATTACAAACGGGGATGCAAAAACTAAACTTCATTATCGTCTCTTAAAAAGGTTGAATACAAATATAAAGCAGCCGAAAACATCAATGGAGGGAATACAGTTGAATTAACCATATCTAATTTGTGAGTTTGACCTGGGATTGCTTTATCATTTTCCGTTAATAGAATATATTTAGCTACTCTCCATCCCCAATCCTCAGTGTTTTTTCCATCTGGAAATAGCATAGCTAAGTTTTGTTCATTTAAAACTGTAGGATACCAAACTAAATTTTGATCATCTATTAATTTTAAATCTTTAAATAACTCAGGTTGAGATTCGTAAATTGATTTTTCTAAATCTGTACCATCTACCATTCCTGTGTTAGTTTGATAACCACAACTTTGACAAATACGAGTATCAACTCCCCCCATTTTAACAGTAATTACACTATTTGAGCTTTCACAAAGTAAACAATCTTGTAATTCTTCCATTATTATAATTTTTTAAGTTTAGGTAATTCTATCTTATTTAATTTAGGTAAAGTTAAAGGAACAAATTTAGGGATAGGTTGTGTTTTTGTATCTAAAATATTTCCTAATAATTCAGTCATTTTTTCAAATGAAAATTTATTTTTAGATATACTAGCTTGTTTTTTAGCTCTTGGAATAAATGTTTTATAATTTTCATATATTTCTTTTAAAGCATGACCTACCTGAGCATCATCTGGTGCAAACCATTGTGAATCAGCAATTAACATATTAGGAACTACAGCTGATGAATGTATTGGTTTTAATTCACCTCCAATTAAAACAGATGCCTCTTTATCTAAGAAATCAATATGACCTGACCATCCTGAAGCAACTAATGGTTTTTCAGATAATGTAAATTCAAGCAATGGGCGTCCAAATCCTTCACCTTTAGTGAATGAAATCATTGCTTTTATTTTTGAATGATTATATAAATCATTTATATCTTCATCTTCTAAATCACCATGTAGTAAATAAATGTTTGGGATACGACCTTTTACTGATTTACGAATAGCTTCTATTTTTTCTAAAATCTGATTACGATCCATAATTGATGTAGTAGCAGAATTAGTTTTCATAACTAAAGCAGGAGCATTAATTTTATTTTTAAATACTTCTAAAAACGCTTTAATCATATATCCTACATTTTTTCTATCTTCTCCAAATTCACCTTGCAACCAATGACCTACAAATAGAAAACAAAATTCTTCTTTAATTTTAGATATTTGTTGTACTAAATCTGTTTGTGGTGGGTTTTGTTTAAAGTATTTATTTAAATCTACACCTTCAAATAATATCTCAACTGGTGTTTTTAAATCAATATTGGATATTATTTGATTTGTTTGTTGGTCACGTTGTTCGAATTTAGAATTTTCAAATACATCTTTAGCATGTTTTGAAGATACTAAAATTAAATTCATTCTATTACATCCTTCAACCCACGAAGCATCACATATTGTAGTTTCAATACCTGCTGTAACACCAATATTTAGATGTTTAGCTACTGGTTGGAATTCATTAGGTACTGTAATCTGAAACCATACATCTGGTTGTTGAGTCATTTGAGGAATAATACGTGATTTTAAATCAGCTTCATCTTCAATATTATCATCTAAAAAACCAAATGGTGTTGATCCCCAACGTTGAGATAATAACTTAATATCCCATTCATCTCCTCTTACTTTGATTAATGATTTAATAAAATCTCTTGAGCGTGCACCGTAGCCACTAAATGTGTCTACGGGTGAGCTTATTATACATAACGGCTTATTCATGTTCTGCTACTGGGTATTTTAAGTAATTTGGTTTATAATCTTCAATTTTAATTAAATCAAACAATGTACGTGGTGTCCATTTTTTGAATGTTTCGTCAATACCATCAATAATGTTTTTAGACATATTTACTGCTGTCATCATTGATTCGTCTGATGTTACCCATTCACGAGCTGCTTCCCCTAATTTAGAGTATTCATTTGAATCTTCCATTTTTAAAGCATATGCTGATAATAATTGATCAGCTACATCTCTAAAATCACATCTATCATCAAAAATATATGGTGTTGGAGGAGATCCAATTAATGATATATTACGTGGGAAAACAGGGAATGCAAATTTACCATGTGCTTTATATTTGCCTAGATGATTTGAACCAAATTCTTCAGTAAATTTAATCCAATTACCATCTTCATCCTCAAAACGCATTTGATCTTGCATTCCACCGGTTACATTAGCTAAAATTGGAGTACCTGCCATCATTGATTCGGTTAATGATAATCCCCATCCTTCATTGGATGAAATTAAAGCAGTAATATCAGCTAAATTATAATATTTATTTAACTGTTCTGTATTAATTTTCTGATTAGAGATGAATATATTTTTCTGTTTATCTCCCATTAGCATTTCAATCACACGAGGCAAATCAGTACCATTATCGTCTACTGCTTCAGTATGTAGAATTAAAGCGCATTTATCAGCTTGTTGCTTAGGTAATTTATCTAAAAACGTTTTAAATGCTAGAATTAAATCTGATGTTGATTTACGTCTTAAATTACGTGAATTATAAAATGTAATGAAATCAAATTCCTTATCACCTAATACTTGTTTTTTAAATGCTTTAAAGTCATCTGATGATTTATCTAAAGGATAAAATTGTTTTTCATTAATTCCGTGAGGAACATATTTAATTAATTTATCCTTAGCTTGTTCACCTAATACTACATGATTGATGTTTTCTGTTTGTTTTGAAATAGCAAACAATGTATCACATGATTCATAATATGGTTTATTATAAAGTGGATACGGTAAATCATCCCAAATATTTAAATAAATAATTGGAAGCTGTTGACGTAACTCACGTTCATGTTGAAATAACCAAACCCAATAACGTGGATCAGTAAACAACATAATTGCATCTGGTTTTTCTATATCTATTAATTGACGCACTAACTCAATAGAGCCGTAACCATCAGTTGGGTATAAAAATACAGATGAGTCTTTAATACCCATTGTCTTATTAGTATCTTGTGATAGATCTAATCGACTGCCTTTTTCTGGGTGGTTAATAGCACCTCCAATATTTACCCAATTGAAGTGATGTGATGTGCCGACAACAATCTCTCTGGCCATAGTAGCAATACCAGAGGTAAATCGAATATCGTCACACAATAATAGGATTTTTTTCCTTTGTTCTTTAGGAATGTAGTTTTGCATAACTGATTATTTTTATTTTATAAACTTCCTGACATTACTAATGCATTATGATTATGAATTTGAGTTCTAAATTCATTATTATTTAAATATAAATGCATTGCTCTATTCATTAACTTCTGTAAGTTAAATTTATTTCTGATTGAGGCCATTTTAAATTCCTCAAATATGTCTCCGTGTACTTTTACACTTGTTAAGACTAATTGTTCATTTTTTCCCATTTTGATATATTTTATTGTTGTATATAAATATATATGAAAACTAGAAAGACGAATCTTTATCACAAAGTTCTTTATTGTCTTTAAAAGGGCACCACTGACATGATTCTTTAGACACATTCTTTAAAAATTCACCTTGCCTATAAGTTCCATCAGGATTAAACGCATTTTCAATAAATGATTCAATATGATTAACTGCTTTATTGCGTTTACCTTTACCGGATGCCGGTTCTACTAATTGGATACGTTTTTGAGGAAAATCTAAACCTTCATATAATTTACGTTTTACAACAAAAAACTCAATATCAATATTTTCAGGATCAAGACCATACTGACGAGCAAAAAATTCTTTATAAATAATGATTTGCTGCATTTTAGTTTCGTCTTTTTTCTCTTTATCGCGCCATCCGTTTTTAGATGTTTTAATATCAAATATTTTTATTTTATTTGTATTTTCATTATATAAAACGAAATCAATATAACCTTTTAAATATATATTTGGATATTTTGGATTAATTTTTTGCACTAATGGCATCTCAATACCTACTAAATCCCATTTACGAGTACCAAAGTATTCTGATTTATTCTTTTTAAAGTATTCTAATATAGCTAATCCATCATCATAATAATCTCTCATTTCTGATGCAGACGAAAAGTGAATACCTTTATTTGACGTTAATGTTTTTTTATATTCCTCAGAAAATGTTTGTTGAAAGTGAGTTTCAAGATCAATTCGATCAGCAGCAGCACCTGATTCATTAAACATTACCTGTAAATAATGTTGCATTGAAACGTGTACTGATGTTCCAAAAACAGCAGCCATTGAAGCCTGATATATTTGTTTCCCATCTCTATATTCTAATGACCAACGATGAGGACATTTCGAGTAAATTGAAAACTGTGAGTATGAAATAGTTTTATCAAACTGATAGTTTATTTCTTTTACTGGTTTTTTTCTTATTTCCCTTATTAGGAGTGGGGTTGTTTTGGCCATAACTGTTTAATATGTCTTGAAATTGATCGTTGCTTAATAAAGCAAGATAATCATTTGCTTCTCGTTGCGATACTTGTAATAATAAAGATAACTTGGAAACTTTGTCTTTGTCAATTTTGTTAGAAGCAGCTTTAGTATATTTAAAATACTTTTTAGTTTTAGGTAATAATGATAAGTAAATATTATATATTTGTTCTGGGGTTAGATTAGGTACTGCTTGTACTTCATTTACAAATACACAATATTCAGACGACATACTAAGATAACGGTGAATTAAATATGAATTAAATAGTTTCCAATCCGTATCAGTAAATTGATCTGAT